ATCTGCGCTTTCAGCTCTTCGTTGGATGTAATGTTGCCCTGCTGGAATGGGATGAACAACTCAGGCCCGCGTTCGCCGACGATGTAAGGCTGGTTTGCGTTGACCGGGCCGCCGTTGGCGCGGGTACCGAAACCTAGAAAGTTGAGGATGTTACCGCTGCCAGCGGGGCCAGCAAGTCGATTTAAGCCAAGGTTCAAGAAGAAACTACCAAGCTGGCTAAGCGTATCTTGCAGGATGTTGTTCCAATCAGCCGTGCCATCAATCAACCCATCAATCGCGCCACGCAGCTGATTGCCGATGATTTCACCAGCGCCGGCGAGGGCTTGCTGGAACATATCTGCTTCTTTATTTAAGGCAGCCATGGCAGCAGTTCTTTCTTCAACTCGGCTGAATGCTTCGCTGAATGACAAGCCGCCTTCCATCATCAATCTGTTGATGTCCTTGAACTTTTGAACAAATGCCTCACCCTTTTGGGCTTGCATTTCTAGCAGGTTGGTTTCTTGCTGATAATTACTGATGACATCATTCTGGGTTTCGACTAATTCTTCTTGTTTTTGCAAGAATTGATTTAGGCGCTCAAGCCTTGCATTGTCAAGTTCTTTTAACTTTTCGTCTAACTGTATGCCGTTTCGTTTTAGCTCAAGCTCTTCAAGTTGTGGGTCTAGGCCTCGCTGTTGAATCTCAAGCTGGCGTTTATATGCTTCGTATTGCGCCACTAAGATTTCGTTACCAGCCAATCGGGCTTTTGAGATAAGCCCTTCAACTTCAACAATTTCATTGAGTTCGGCGACTTGCTGTCTAATGCTTTTTTGAGGTTTTGCGCCTTTGCTGCCAGTTGGCACAGTTGGCACAGTCGGAATGGTGGGCAATTTAGGAGTTTCTAATGTTACAGCATCCATTGTTTTTAGTCGGTCTTGCATAAATTGCAAAAGTGTATCTTGAAAGCCTACGCCTCGTAATTTTGAGAATTCGCGTGCTCTTTCCTCTAATTCAGTAAGCCCTGCCTCGCCAAATAATTCTTTAGCTCCACCGCGCACATCTCCGCCAGTAAGTCCCGCGACGATATTGGTTGGAATTAAACCTGCTTCAATATCTCGACGTGCAGCTGCCGCTGCAGGTTGTGTTGCTTGAACGATTAAGCTGTTAATTTGATTTAATGTATCTGAAGCGACGCCCCCAATAAATTTAATCGGTCCTTCAAGGTTTACGATCAACTCAGCTAATCCTCTAAACACTTCCGCCATTTGTGGGACAATATCTTGCGTGAGCGCAACCTGTACGTCTTCCGCTGCATTTTGAAAGTCTGCAATCGCTTGTGCAGGCCCGCGCAGCGCGGCTTCTAGTTGAGCAGCGCCTTCTGTTTCAATGCGTTTTAACGCACGAATAACAATATCTGCAGTAATTCCGCCTTCTGCTGCAAATTTTCTTAGCTGGCCTTGAGCGACTCCTGTTTCTTTTGAAATCGCTGTAAGGATGCCAGGGACCTGCTCTGAGATGCTGTTAAATTCATCCCCCCGTAAAGCACCTGATCCAAGTGCTTGTGATAATTGCCTGAAAGCATTTGCTGATTCAACTGCTGTTGATCCGCTAATTCGTGCAGCAGTATTGAATCCGTTGTAGACGCTCACAATATCATTCAAGCCAACTCCTACAGGACGTAATCGCGCAAACACATCAGCCAATGCACGATTAGCTTCTGTTTGACCAGTGCCAAATCGCTTGGCGGCTTTAGTTGCTGCATCTTGCAATGCCGCGACCTCACCATATCCTTGGGCTAAGAATTGAATGCGTCGCTCTGATTCAATTCGTTGAATGCCTTGGCGAACAGCACTTTGCGCGGCATTGAGACCAAGATAAGCAGCAGCTAAGCCGGCAGCTTTTTTTGCCAAGGCATCAAAGCCCCTAGTCGCTGACTGTGCGGCAGCACCTTGCTTCTTGATCCCTGCCGCTGCCGCCTCAGTGCTGGTGACAAACTGCCCGTTAACCTTTCGCGCTCGACCTGCTGCATCCGTGAAATACCGCATCCCATTGGCTGCAGTCTTTATCTCACGCCCAGCTTTTGTGGTCGCAGCTGCTGCGCCATTGAGCGACCGATCGACTTCTTTACCGCGATCCGCGATCTGTTTCAGCTTTGCCGGTACGCCACGCGAATCAAGGTTGATTGCGACATTAGCAACGGCAGACACTGCTCAACACCTATTGATAACAGCAGTCTACCGCCGTCGCTTCATCGCTTTTTCGCGTTCTTCATTTCTGACAGTAAAAAACGCATCCCAGATCAATAGCTCCTCTGGTGTGACTTCTTGATTCAACCGCGCAAGGCTCATGCCAAGTTCTGCTGCGACACAAAGCTGCAGCATGAGCCAGTTGTCGCGACGTAGGTCAGCCTTTAGCGCTTTTCATGTCTGACTGCTCATCCTCTTGGATCACACCAAGAATCAGCTTTTGGATGTCATCATCACGCACCTCTTCACGCAACTCTGCGATCTGGCCAGCCTGAAACAATCGCTGCCCGTTTTCATCCATCGCTTTATTGACCAGCAGGTTCAAGCCAAATCCATTGGCCTCATCACCGCCTGGCATCTTCTGCGCGCGCTCGCGTTCGGACATCGTGAGCGGTGTTGAGTAAAACTCAAACTCAGTGCCGTCGTTCAGATTCACCACACGCTTAGATGGCGTGAAGTTTGCTGCCTTTTTAAGGCGATCCAATGCGGACAGCTTTGCGGTCATGCTCAAGAAATATCCTGTTCGTTGTTACTCTAGCAACAAAAAACCCCAGCATTGCCAGGGCTTCTCTCCTTCCAGTGACAGCGTATCAAGCGCTGGTGCTGAAGTCAAAGCTGGGAGCACCAGTAGGACGGAAGGTGATTTCGACCTGCTGAGCATCATCAGGGTTGATGTTCAGGCTGGCGGTCAACAGCACAGCATCCATTGCGATGCTGCGGCTCAGTGCTTCAGTGCCTTGCTTGTCGGTGTACAACTTAAAGGCACAACCAACTTGATTCCGCTGCAGCACATCTTCGACCATGCGATTGGATAGTGCAGCATCCTCATCGGTCACGTAGACCGTAGCGGAGCCATTGCCATCCGCGAATCCAGGGATGTAAGCGCGGAATGGAGCGTACTGCGTACCAACCTGGCCGATGGTGGTCACGTCGATTTCAGAACGGCTGATCTCAAAGCTCCAGGATTGCACCTGACCGACAGCAGCGTAGTCGGCATAGGCCACCTGGAACTCATTGGGGGCATTGGCGGTGCCATCGTCGGTGATGGTGATGGTTGAGCCGCCAAGGGTTGCGGACACCTGCAGCACACCGGTGGCAGCAGCGTAAGCAATGACGTAATAGGTGGTGCCTGAGCTGATTCCAGCAGGCAGAGTGCCGGTGCCAGATCCACCAGTTTGAGAATTGACAACGCTGAATACCACAGGATCACCAACCTGAAGGTTCAGGTATGGTTGCACCGTGATTTCATCATCAGCAACGCTGACGTTAGACTCACCGAACGTGCCGGTGGTCCCTGCGGGCTTGTAGTACAGAGCGCCGGACGTACCGGACAGAACGGTGACGGCCATGATAGGGAAAAGAATGAATGGCTGGTATCAGTCTAAATACGCTTCAAAGGTTATGCTCAGTTGCGTCTGGAAGTAGGCAGCTTCAGGTTCTGCTGGTGTAATGACGTTTGGGCCTGATGCAGCATCAAAGATGATGCTGGATACAGTTTGACGATCAAACAGATCCTTGATGCGTTCTGCGATGGTGTAATTTGCTGCTGCACCAACCCCAACAGGCGTAAAGGTGTTAACTGTCAGCAACCCATTCTGCTTGTTGAATCCAGTGCTAGGACCGATGAGCGTGGCGTAGCTGTTGTCGCCAAACGTCAGCGATACCTGCAGCCATGGCAAGTTGTTTGGTGGCGTAAATGGGACATTGGGATAAGCCACCGGATAGGACGGCGCTGATGCCATCTCAGTGGCAATGCGGCCTTCGATAGCAGCGCGAACGTCGTTGTAGGTGCTGCTCATGATTCCCTTGCGATCTTGTCAGCGGCTTTCTTGACGAAGTCCTGCATGTCCTTCTCGACCATGTTAGGGATGTAACCCTTTTGAATCTGGTTATTTTTGGACCGCCATTTGCCATTCCATGATGGCGGCAGGTTGTTACCGGTCAGCACTGGCTCGACGTATGGCAGGTTGTTGTGAACGCTGTAGACGTTACCGACCTTTTCCTGCGAGTAGTTGATGCGTTGCGGTGGCGTGATGGCGCTGTTGTATTGCCCTTCGGGCTTGATGCCACCCGATGCGGAGTTTTCACCGATCTGCCAGCTTGCGCGCAGCCTGCCGGTATCAACCGGGCTGGCAGCTTTTACTCTTGCGTCAGTTTCAAGCACAGCAGCACGCAGCAGCTTCTCAAACTGCCCTTCGATGTAGTCCCCGATCTGTGATAGCGGGATGTTGCGCGCCATTGCTATGCCCTCAGGATCAGTTCGTAGGTGATGGGTTGGTTGTCCTGCTCAATCGTGGCGATACGGACCACTTGATAGGTGACGCCGCTGATGATGATGCGATCAGCGGTAGTTGGTGCTGCGTTGACATCAGCCGCTGCGATCGTCAGCCTGCGGTCACCGGCTTGGATCAGATCATTAACCTCACGAGCATTGACATCTTCCAGCACGCCTTTGATCGTTACATCAGACGTAACCTCTGACGCCGTGCCAGTCGTGGGGTTGTAAACACCGGGCGTTACGGTCCGCAACGCAACATCACCGCCAAACTTGCTCATCAGCTTGGTAGCAACCTTGCGTAGTGGTGTGGCAAGTGTCATGCGAATACCTCACTAGCAACGATCCTTCCACGCTTCAGGATAATGTCTGTGGTGTTGCTGTGATTGGCGATGAGCAGCGAAACCTCATCTCCATCATCCAGCTCAACCATCCAGCTAGTCACCAGCTTGGCCTCCTGTGCGCCGCTGCCGGTAAAGGCGCGACATTCAGTCTCATCGATTGCGGTACCGTTCTTGGCCAGCTTGATGCCCAGGGTTTTGTTGTTGCCATCGGAAGCATCGATGCTTCCGTAGATCCTGAACAACTTCGTTGCGCCGCTGTCATTCTTGAGCCCGAAGGTGTCAGTGGTGCCGAGCACCATTTGGTAGGCAGTGCTGCTGTCCAACACTGCCGTCAGTCCAGTGCTGACGTAGGCGCTCTGGACGGTGATGTCGATCGTGCCATCAGTCATTTTCGAGCACTGGCCACGCGCCATGATCGCAGCGGCGCCCGATGGCCCAGCAGGGCCGGGTGTAGTGACGACAACGGTGTTAGTGGTTTCGTTGACAGTAACGGTTGTCATGGCGCAGTGTAGCCCTCAGAGACGTAGACGATACCTTCAAGGTAATAGTTACGCAGGCCGCTGCTGTCTTCTAATAGTACGTCATAAAACGCTTCATTCGGAAATGTTGCGGTTTGCGTATCGGTCAGCGCAATACTGATTTGGCCAGTAGTGCGGTCAGTGTAAGTAACCGCAAAGTCAGCGTATTTTGTGCTGCGGCCGCGATTCCAAACCTGCGCGTATGCAGTCCAGCCTGTGAGGTCAATGCCTGCACCAGCGCTGTCCTTAAACTGCAGCAACAGGTCATAATCAGCCCGGCGCTGGATAGAGATGTTGTGCTGGCCGGGCTGGATGCTCATGGTTAAATGTCTCCGACAATAAGATCGCCCGATTGTGTAATCAGGTTATCGCTTGATTGTGTCAGCAAGAATATGACAATACCTAGCTTAGTTATGCCAGTGGCAGAGCTGATGCAGCTTAACCGAGTAGCGGAAAGTCTCATTACAGTAGCTCCGTTACCTCAAGCACGCCATCAGTGCTTGCGTTGCGAATAACTGCAATGTTAGGCGTTGCGGGCAATGCGATGTCGAGGCGCTCTCCCGCAGCAATAAAATGACTGGATGCTGTTGCTGTTTGGCTTGAGCTACCAACTGCATAACGCATGTCAGCGCCAACTGCCCGCATCGAAAGCCTGCGGCAGGTTGAGGTTAGTGCAGTATTTGAGCTTGTACCATCAGCAGTGATTTGCCTTGCTACGCCCGGCAGGCCAAGTGGCTCCACTGCTTCAACGTAGGTGCCATCTGGGCGACGGATTGCCGTGATGTCAGCAGCATTTGAACTAACAAGCATGATCAGCTCCGTTTGACAGCGATGTTACCTGGTCCACTTATTCTAAGACCAGTCAAATAACGCTCGACCATTGGCGGGATGCGATCAGCACCAGTAGCGCCGTATTGGTTCGGCGTCACGTCGATGCTGCCGATCTTGACGTTTTTGTAATCCTCCAATCCTGACAGCCCGATGCCATCTTTGTTGTTGTTCAGGTAAACTGCAAGCGTGGCCTGGGCTTCCTTGATCTGTTGCGGGATCTCAGTATCCGTGAAGTAATCAGTGGTGATCCTGAACGGAAACCCAACCGCATAAGTGTTGATGTAGGTATCAGGCTTGCGAACACCAGTGCGCGGCCACTGTAAGGCTTGGGTGTCGGTAGCTCTTGCGCCTAGATACCGCTCACGATCTAGCCGTTGCGTTGCGGTGTAAAGCGCACGATTCTTTTGATCTGTCGTAGCAGTACCCCACGCCACGACATCATCGCTTTCCACAAGGCCATCGATGATGCCTTGCGCGTCACTCAGCGTTAGGTACGTATTTGCGTCGGCTGCGTTTGGTGTTGCTACTAGGACGATCGCCATCAGTGATCTCCGGTTGATTCAGTGTAGTTGGCTCTGCCTGAATGGAAAAAGAGGCCGCCGCTTTAGCAGCAGCCTCGCGTTCCCGCAGTCGCCGGAATCCAAACATTCCCATTAGTGGGTGCCGCTGGGCATGGAGTACACAGTAATAGCCTCG